GCCTTGTTACATTCAGGACACATTTTTTTCATGTCATCTGCTTCTACTTCTTTTTCAGCGGCCATGTATTTGCCATAAGTCTTATCAGCATAACCTTCAGCCATGCCCGCTTCTTTACAGCGCGCCTTAAATTCTTTTAATGACTCACCCTTTTTAGGCATCATTTCTTTTTCTTCAGGCTTTACTGCCATTTCAATTTCCGTTTCTTCCATAACTTCTCCTTCTGCTTCTTCGCCCTCATACCAAGCATGGAGGTGGGCTACGGCTTCTAGTAAATGTGAGATAGAAGAAAGTTCATTGTGACCTTCCTTCATTCCTTGCGCTTCAATAGAAATGAGATTTGCTAATGCTTCGCGCGCCCGCTCATACTCACCTTTATCAAACTTAAAAAGATCACCAAAAAAGGACTCAGGTACAGCAATTGTTTCTGATCCCATTGGGCGCTCCTTTGTTGAATTACTGTCAGATTGTAAACCTTTTTCCTTGCTCTCTGCTTTGTATTTGCCACCACGCTTTTTGTACTCGCGGACTACCCAGGCATTAGCGTAGGCAGACGGGTACACATCAAACTTTGCTTTAGCCGCTTGTATGACCTCTGCGTATAATTCTTTATCCGCAGGCTCACCTTTGCGCGGTTTAATTACCTGAGATGTATCTTCTTCACCTTCTTTTTTCTCAATCCATTCTTCTACCTGAACTAAATCCTTTTCACCATCTACAGATTTAGCCAAAACTAACTGGCAATTAGGGTTAGCGGGTCTATCCACTAAACTGACTTCTACAATCTGCCCATCAACAATGCGCCCATTTGCCGCTTTGCTATCGCGTACAACGCGTGGGTTTTTGATACCTACTGAAAAACCCTTGAGTACACCAGCATCAACCTTCTTAACTGAAACAGGATCTACAACCAAAACGCCAATGTAATGTCCATCAGCCTTTGCTTCATACTCTTTGGCAACGCCAGCGGCAATGTTGCTGTGTTGTTCTCTAATGTTTCCACCTGACTTAAACCAGGCGGGCATGGCGCGCTTTAACCAATCGCCATCACAAATCTGTTGATCAATGTCAATGGAGTCATCTGTTGCCTTTCCGTAAACGGTCATTGTGCCGTCTGCGTTACGATCAGCCTTCTCAATACTAAAGTATGAGGTGGTTGTTAGATTACTAGCCATTGATTTCTCCTTGTTTTCTTGTTCACTGGTAATTCTTTTAGCCCATGCTCTGCCAGCGTCTCCGCCCCAAAGCAACTAAGCAATGTAGCCTGCACTATCTACGCCCCAACCTTCGCCTTTTTTATCTACTTCATGGCGCGCAAAATAAGAATTCATGCGGTTTAAAGTTTCTAATGATAATGCTTTTCCGTTGGAAAGGTCACGCGCGCGAGCAACGCCAACCTCTGTTCCACCACGGCCATGTTTAGCCCGCAGTTCTAATCCGCGCTTTGCGTTATTGCGCACCTCTTGCGGTGGAACAAACCCATCAGCCATTGTTATCCCTTCAAAGCCTGATCACTAACTGTACCAACTTTACTTACAGGAGTAGGAATTATTTTACCTTCAACCTGCTCATAAATTACATCTTTGTTTTTTCTTATTACAATAATGCCTTTAGGGTCATTAAGTATGAAGTTTTCTTTGCTCATTTTTTTACCCTAACTTTCATTTTTCTTGTTGTTGGGTTTGTTTCTAGGACTTCAAAATTGGTGTTTCTAGGGAGCAACCATTCACTTTCTGTGTTGCGGTTGCCCGCTTTTCCTCTTAATCCATCAAGCATAACCCCTTTAGTGCCTTCAGGGTTTTCAATGTTTATTATCCAGCCATCTTTGAATGTTTCAAGAAATCCTTCATCAAGGGTTGTTGAAGAATAACCTTTATCTATCCACACATCACCTGGGTTCAACCCCGCAAACAATTCATCTATTTGAGTGGAAAGGTTTCCTTGCCCAATTACTCTGTATGTAACTATTGGTTCAGGTAAGCCTGGCGCAATTTTCATTACTCCATCTATTGCCTTAACAGCATTTTTTACGCTTGTTTCATCTATAGCAGAAAGGTGATCTATGCGTAAGTATTCATTAATTTTGCCATAGCCGTATGATTTGTATTCTTTTAACGCATAATAACCTTCTGTATGGTTTATCCGTGTACCAGGTTTTTCATAAGCCAACTCCATGAATTTTTTATCTTCTAATTGATAATTAATAAATTCATTGCGTTCTTGCGCATCAGTAAATACGCGGTAATTATTAGGTGGTGTTTCAACAACAGCCGCGCCATTAGGCATAGGGGCTAACCCACCATCAATACCCATTAGGTCATCATTTTCCATGCCAGGAATTACAGGTAGCAACACGCAACGGCAATGTGGGTGAGCGGGAGGTTGGGTATTGCCTGATGGAAATGCTTGCCCAATAACTACTTCAACGCCTGAGTTTTTAGCGCATTTATCGCATGGATCTGACACATGCCATTCCATCTTTTCAAGTTCTGCTTCTTTATAGCGTTGGATTGAGCCAAACGACATAGCGCGGTTTTGTTCAGTGATGGCAATAGTCAGCGCTCTTGATGGACTAGCCACATGCCGCCCAATCATTACAGCCGCATGTTCTGCGTCTAGGCCAGCGGCTATTGAGTCAGAAAGAGCAGTGCCTAAGTTTTCTACAGTTTCTTTATTAAACTTTTTAAAATAACTATCAGCATCAACGGCGTTTAGGTATTGAGAAAAGCCTCCTGTTGGGCGCAACAATAAAGCCGTTGCCTGATCTCCTGGTTTCCAATTATCCCAATCAATGTAACCATCATCTGCGGCTTTATTTGCCTTCTCAGTTTTAGCAATCCATTCACCAGCGGCGGCTTGCCCTAAAACATAGGCTTCAGCCCATGCGCGCATGACTGTTTGGCGCAATGGTTCATCATTCATGTACACATTGAGTATTAACCATGAGCGGGCGCGGGTGCGGTCTTGCGCGGTGTTATCTGTAGGTTGCGGTTGCGTTTCCTGGTATTTGTTAAAAACTCTTTTAAAGTCTGTTACCTGGCGCAGTGCCGCTCTAATCTTTACCGCGTTCTTTGCCGCTATGCGCCCGTCTGCCTCAAGAGCGCCCTCAATCATGTTAGATAAGCCTTAGCCAGCGCCCTAGCGGTATCTAAGTCACCATCAAAAGCACAACGGTTAAGAGCATCTCCCACAATTGGATCTAATGATTTAAACTCAAAGAGCCTTGCGCGCTTGCCCTTTGCCGCCCATTTCATAAATGCTTTTACTTCATTAGCCTGTTCTGCTTCAACTTCTGTGTTTTCAACTTCATTATCATCTTTAGGCTCAACCTCTAATTCAGGTTTTTGCTCAAGAGGATTAGGAGTTGCAGGCGCGTCAGGTGTTGCATCAGGCCCGCTTAATGTTGGAGCAACTGAAGCAGTAGCCGCATCAATCAATCCATCAGGTGAGAACAAATAAACAGCCGCTCCGCTTACAAGAATTGGCATGTCAGCCTGTGGTGTATCAAGTAACGGCAAACCTAATTCTGATCTGCGCTCATTGACTGACTTACCCGCAGATGTAACTTCAATTTGGTTCTTGCGCGCATTTTCTTCTGTGTCCATACGCTGTGAAGTCATAAGTTTGAATTCAAGTTCACGCGGCATACCTAAGTATGTGTAAGAAAGATTTGTAAGTTGTTTAGAGATCCAGTTAGAAAGAGGCCCAATACCTAGCGCTTCTCCATTTTCTGCTTGTCCTTCTGAGAAACCAGCCCCGCCTAATCCGCCCTTTGGTGAGAAACCAATTTCCGCAGGTTGTACGCCAAAGTGTCCACAAATAGAAGTAACTAAATAATCATCAAGTGTGTCCTTAAACTTCTCGCCATAACCTTCATTAACAATAGGTGTAAGACCCTTTGGTAATAAACGGGCGCGCTTGCGTTGCTCTGTTTGTCCTGCAAGATCATCATTGAGAATACGCTCATAAGCAAGCAAGAGGTCAGGGTTAGTTCCCCAATCTTCATCAGTTGTAAACATGAGTTCAGGCATTACACCATCTGTGTACTCTGCTCTGATCCATTGTTGGCGGCGCAAATAAATGTCAGCAAGTGGTAGCGCTCGCTCTACTGGGCTAAATCCATAAACAGTTGTTGAGCGGCGATTGCGTACCAAATAAGCCAATTGATCCGCGGTAAATTCACCATCTGCTTTTGGATCTTCTTCAGTTGCGGCAAATTCTGAACGCGGGAAACCATAAAGGATTTGTTGGAACGCCGCGTTAGGTGACATTGGGCGCATACCGCGGTCATCAATAAGAGGTTTGATTGTTGAGCCATCAAGAATTTGAAAACCGTAAAGATCCCCACCTACTGTTGGCTGTGGGTAAATAGCAAGCGCATCAATTACAAGAATGTCCTCAATTGCAATGTTGATCCAGTCCTGCCATGTGTATCCGTTTGCCTTATCAGGGTTTTCCCAAAATGTACGCAAGCGGTTAATTTCATCTGTGTACTTTTCACGGGCCTTAGCCATAGCGCGTACATGATCTCCACCTGACTCAGCCGCAATCTTTTCTGATGCGTCTGAACCAAGAACAATGTCAAAATCTAAGCCATTCATTTTTGATTTAGTTACTTCAATGCAACGGCGCAAAATGTCTATGCTATCGCCAGCGTCTCTTAATGTTGAGAATGGAACTAAGCGCGTTGGAACAATGTTGATGTTCTGAGCAACCTGGTATTCATAACGGCGCGGTTCAGGGCGGCCTGTTAGTGGATTAACTGGGTTAATCGCACCAGGAATAATTGGATTGCCTGGGCCAAATGGAACTGTTGCGCTAAATGGTGCGCGTGGGAGTGCGACATTGTTGCCGTATGTCTGTTGCATGGCTAAACCGCTTTGCGCCATAAGGTCATCAGTGCCAATTGTTGTAGCACCCGCAGGCAGGTTAGGGCCTTTTTCAATGTTGCTTGTGGCTAATGCTCTTGCGATACGGTCACGCAAACCCATGTGTATCCCCTCAATGTGCCTCTTGTACTTCAGGCGTGTGGTAATGATAGCGATTTTAGCAACATCATGTATTGTAAGGATTATGAACTTAGTAGAGAAGGCAGTTCAACACGGTGGCAAACTCGCGCCATTAGTAATTCCTCACGGATTAACTAGCGGCACTGGGCTAATGAACCCATCAATTTTTATTGATGATAAAGGCCAAATCCTTGTGAACTTACGCCATGTTAATTACACGCTGTACCATGCAGAAAATGAACAAAAATTCCCTAGCCGTTTTGGGCCATTGTCATACCTGCACCCTGAAAAGGATCAACGATTAGTAACAACTAATTACTTATGCCGCCTTAATGATGATCTTGAAATGACCCATCACGCCAAAGTGGACACATCTGAACTAGATGTTGCGCCCATGTGGGAGTTTGTTGGTGAAGAAGATTGCCGTGTTGTGCAGTGGCTAGATGATTATTACCTAGTTGGTGTGCGTAGAGATACAACAACCAACGGTGTAGGCCGCATGGAGTACAGCCGTATTGAGATTGACTGGGATAATTGGGCAGTCAAAGAGGTTAGGCGTGTGCGTATTAAAGCCCCTGCCCCTGATACTTCTTATTGTGAGAAAAATTGGATACCTGTCCTAGATAAGCCTTACCACTTTATCAAATGGACAATGCCAACAGAGTTAGTTTATGCAAACCCCATTAGCGGTGAGTGTGAACAGGTATTTGTGCGCCACACAAAGCCAGCGCCTAAAGATCAACGCGGTTCTAGCCAGGTCATACGGTGGGGCAGTATGTACATCTCCATTACCCATGAAGTAGATCTATTTAAGAATTACCTCAAACAAAAAGATGCAATTTACCGTCACCGTTTAGTTGTGTGGGATCAAGAACTAAATGTGGTGGGGCTAAGTAAGGAATTCTCATTCTTAGACGCTCGCGTTGAGTTCTGTGTAGGGGCGGCGGTTCACAAAAGTAACCTTTTGGTGTCATTTGGTTTCCAGGATAACGCGGCTTTTGTGCTTGAAGTGCCTGGTTTAGTAGTAGAAGATTTAATTATGGAGGCCCTTGCTTATGAGAATTGAGCAATTAGTTATAGAACTATCTAAAGATCCGTTTAATCCAGCGCTTAATTTTGATGTAGCGGTGGAGTATGAGAGGCAAAACCAAACAGCATCAGCCGTTTCTTTCTATTTGCGCACCGCTGAATACGGGATTGAGTCACACCCAACCCTGGTTTATGCGTCATTACTTAAAACCGCGCATTGTTTTGATGATCAAAATGACCGTCAGGCAACTGTAAGCAATTGTTTATTGCAGGCTGTTGCGTATTTGCCATACCGCCCTGAAGGTTATTTCTTGCTTGCGCAGTTCCATGAGCGTTTAGGGCAGTGGCAGGAGTGTTACACCTGGGCAAACATAGGATTGCACAACCATCTCCATTCACCGCTCCCTGTCCATGTTGGTTATGAAGGCAGTTATGTATTGTTGTTTGAAAAGGCAGTAGCCGCCTGGTGGATTGGGCGCAAAGATGAAAGTATC